GAAGTGGTGCAGGTACATTAACTAATCCATATATAAATTATTCAGTCTCTTCTTCACAATATACAAATTGGTACAATAGACAACAAGCAAGTGCGAGTGTTTATGATGAGAATAATCCAGGATATCTATTCAATACTATCCCTGTATTCGTTAGAGAAGATGTGAATAATAAATCATATGTTGATTTTATAAAAATGATATCACAATATTTTGATAAAATTAATGGATACATAAAACATATGGCAGACATTAATGACAGACGTGAAAGTATTAGTGAGGGTCTTTCAAAAGAATTATATTATAGTTTAGCTAAAAGTTTAGGTTTTGCAGTGTATGATGGTAAAGATTTAGTAGACTTACCTAACTATGTATTAGGTCAACAAGTCTCTTCATCATATGATTCTGCAGGTAGAGAAAGTGTAGGTTACAGAGAGATAGAAAATACTGAACAAGATATATCACGTGAAGTATGGGCAAGACTAATAGCCAATATGCCTTTATTCTTACAGAGTAAAGGTACACAAAAAGCATTAAAAGGTGTAATAAACTCTTATGGTATACCAAGTTCTATCTTACGTGTACGTGAATATGGTGGTCCTGATTTAGATGGTGGCACACCTATTAACTTTGATATACAAAGAAAGTTTACCAAGTCTTTAGATTTTAGAAGTGGTCAAAGGGTTTCTTTTAGTTGGGCTAAAAGAAAAAATGCAGAAAACGTTTTACAATATCCTGATACGGTTCAGTTGAGATTTAAGGCTCCTACAAGTCAAGACCAATACATATGGAAAAAAGGTGA